CGAAATGCAGCACCTTGGGAGTGTCACTTTTGGAGACAACTGACAGCGCGACACACAAAAGTCGACGGTCCGATTAACTTTATTTTAACGCTAGAACGTGACAACCTTGTCTCGATTTGGGCAGTCTAAGTCGGTTTCACTCGCAAATGCCGTATCAACTGCCCGGCGCAAGGAGTAGCGTGGCTTATACGGCCTGCCCATGGATAAGCTAATGCAAGCGCCCATGCCAAGATGCAACCCCCCGGATTTCCAAGGGGCGTGTAAACTAATTTGACCGTGCTCACGCTAATGTACGACCTAAGCAAAACTAATAACGGTTTGAACAATAAGTGCCGTTTATGGATCGAATTAAGAATCCTTATGTTACGCTAATGAAATCAATAGGTTACGTTTCAAAATGAAGAGAACCGTACCACTTAGAACCCTTTATGTAGTACGCAGAAGCACCTATGTAGACAGACATGCGTGTTGTGCCCACACATGCGTTAGGGACTTTTTTGCAGGTCAACCTAGACCGGTTCTCCTTGTTTTTAATGCGCCGCGATACAAGGTTTTGACCACTGCGCAAAATTCTGTTATTTCAACGGTCGTCGGCAAGAACGCACTTGCGAACGCCCCTTGGGACGCGCTATGTGTTGCCCCATGCCCACCGCACCCGGCAGACCATGCCGCACTAATGGGTGTCCTGCGATTGTGGGTCGTGGTGTCGGTCACTGCAAGGCGTGTCGATCCAAGAACGACAGGGAGCGAGGCTCGCGTTCTGTTCGTGGATACGGTTACGACTGGCAGAAACTTCGCGGCGCGCACCTTTCCAGAAACCCGTTGTGCGTTGAATGTCAAAAGCAAGGGAAGGTTTCTGTTGCGACCGTTGTCGACCACATCCGTTCGTGGCGCTCCGGAGCAACTGATACCGACCGCGAGGCGTTGCGCTTGGACCCGTGCAACCTTCAGTCGCTCTGTGAGACGTGCCACAACGCAAAGACTGTTCTCAAGGATGGTGGTTTCGGGCGCGCACGTCGTTTCTAGAAAACTGGAGGCACATAATGGCTGGAAACATGAACAGTGGTGGGCGCCCACTGCCGAGGGAAATCAAAGAGCTCAAAGGCACCTTGCAGGAGTGCCGTGAAGTGTCGGACGCACCGTCGCTCCCGAAGGTGGCGATCCCCGATCCGCCCGAGCACTACTCGGCAGAAGACCGCGCAGTCTGGTTCGAAGTCGCGTCGTGTGTGGCGATCCTTGGCGTCTACACCGAGGCGGATGCGATTGCGTTCCGCATGTTGGTCGAAACCGTGGCAGTGACCCGGCGACCGGACACCGCGGACACTGCGCGCACTCGCGCCTACTCGACCGCCATCAATCTCATGTCTCGGTTCGGTATGGACCCGGCGAGCCGGACGCGCGTGGCGCGTGCGTCTGGCGAGGCCAAATCGCAGTCTGAGAACGCAGAAGAGTCGGCGGACGTGCCGTTGTTCGGCCAGCCGCTGAAGATCGTTGGCGAGTGAGCGTCATTCCTGACATACTCGTCCGGACGCCGAGCAACCTCGAGCGTCTCGCGTACGAACGCCATGAGAGCGACCTCGCGCTGACGCGCCAGTCCGGAGGACACCCGAAAGGATTTTACTACGACGAATCGGCGGCTGGTCACGTTGTAGCGTGGATCGAGAAGTATTGTCGCCACCACAAGGGTGAATGGGCTGGTAGACCGCTCCTTCTCGAGCCATGGCAGAAGTTCATTGTCGGCTCCTTGTTCGGGTGGAAGCGCGCCGACGGCACGCGGCGCTTCCGTAAGGCATGGATCGAAATCCCGCGCAAGAACGGCAAGACGGAACTTGCCGCGGCGATCGGCCTTTACTTGCTTGTCGGTGACAATGAACCGGGCGCCGAAGTCTACATGACGGCGACCAAGAAGGAACAAGCGTTGATTTGCCACGAAGCATCGCGTGGCATCGTACGGCAGAGCCCGACCCTGCGGCGCTTTGTGCATGTGCCGAGGTCCAAGAAATCAAATCTCGTTTGTGAACGGCTCGGCGCGAAGCTCGAGGTCTTGGCTTCTGACTATGGTTCGCTCGACGGCCTGTCGCCACATGGCGATATTCGCGACGAAGTTCACGCATGGACCGACCATGGACTCGCTGCGGTGTTGAATACCGCGATGGGCGCCCGCCGACAACCATTGACTTTGGAAATTACCACTGCCGGAACTTACGATCCTGACGGCGTGGGTTGGCAGCATCACGACTACGCAGTGCAAGTGCTCGAGCGCGCCTTCGAGGACGAGCGTCAGTTCAGCTTCATTACCGGCCTCGACGAAGGCGACGACGCTTGGGATGCGCGCAGCTGGGCGAAAGCGAACCCAAATCTGGGCGTTTCTTTGAAGATGCAGTACGTCAAGGAACAGGCCGAGGAGGCGAGGCACAACCCACGACTCGCGAATGACTTTCTGCGATTGCATTGCAACCGCTGGACGCAGCAGGTCAAACGGTGGCTGAACATTGAGCGTTGGAACGAGTGCCCGACCGAGCCGCTTGATTTGAATGCTTTGACAACGACACCGTGCTTTGGCGGTCTAGACTTGTCGAAAACAACAGACTTGACTGCGTTTGTATTGATTTTCATCCTGCCGGACGGTCTTGGTCTGTTACCACGCTTCTGGATTCCAACGTCGAAGCTGGACGAGGAGCGCGACCGCGGCGAGCGTCGGTATTTCGATTGGGTCGAGCGTGGGTTCATCACTGCCACGCCCGGCGACGTTGTCGACTACGCTTTCATTCGGGAAGAGGTCAAGCGCCTCGGTCAGCGGTTCCGTGGTATCAAAGACATTGGATTTGACCCGTACAACGCCACTCAGATCGCAACTGAGCTACAATCCGACGGGTTTTCGATGGTCGAGGTACGGCAAGGACCGCCCTCCTTGTCGGAGGCGTGCAAATTGTTTGAGCGTCAAATCTTGGCGCGCAAAGTTTTCTGCGGTGGCAATCCAGTCATGGGCTGGTGTGTCAGTAATGCTGTTGTGCGCGAAGACGCGAATGGAAACATCGCGCCAGACAAAGCGCGCGCCAAGTCGAAAATCGATGGTGTTTCTGCTACTGTGACGGGGTTGGCGCGCTATGTCGTCGCGCCACATGCGAGAAAGAGCGTCTACGAAACGCGAGGGTTCAAATGTCTGGGCTAAACTGGTGGTCGAAGTTCACGCGGCTCTTTGCGCGCAACCGCGGCGCCGACCCGCGTCAGTATGAACGGTTCATGCTCCAGTTGCCGTCTGGCATTCAGCTCACTGAGGCGCAGGCGATGGAGTTGTCTGGTGTGTGGGCTTGCGTCCACATCATCGCGGTTTCGATTGGTGCGTGCCGTATCAACATCGCGGAACGTACCAGAGCTGGGAAGATGATTCGCCAGAGCGACGAGATTTCGTGGCTTTTGAACACGCGCCCCAATCCGGACATGACTGCCATTGGATTCCGCGAAGCCATGTTGTTCTTGGCGGTGCCGTTCGGCAACTCGTATGCCGAGATCCAGCGTGATCGTTCTGGTCAGCCTGTGGGCTTGTGGCCGATTGCCACGGACTGCGTTCGCCCGTTGCGCGATCCTGAGACGTGGGAAATGTTCTACGAGGTGACTGAACCGAACGGCGCCAAGTTTCGACTGGAGCAGCGTGACGTATTTCACATGCGCGGGCCGGGCATCAATGGGCTGTTGGGCGACAATGTGGTCGCGCGTGCTGCCAAGTCGCTTGCGGTTGTGGCCGCTCAGGAACGCTACGCCGCGTCGTATTTCGGCAACGGCGCGAACCCCGGCGGCGTGCTGGAGTATCCCGGCCAGCTGACGCCCGAGCGGCACGCGATGCTTGCCGACGACTTCAAGAAGCAGCGCAGCGGACCGGAGAACGCGCACCGTCCGTTGATCTTGGAAGAGGGCATGAAGTGGAACGCGACCGCGCTTCACCCGCAGGAATCCCAGCTGATCGAAGAGCGTCAGTTCAGTATCGAGGAGATTGCGCGTTGGTTCAACGTTCCGCTGCACAAGATCCAGCATCTTGTCCACGCAACGTTCTCCAACATCGAACATCAGTCGATCGAGTTCGTGCGCGACTGCCTGACGCCTTGGTGCCGCCGGTTCGAGCAAGAGGCGGACTACAAGCTGTTTCCGCCCGGTCGATACATGAGGTTCACCACCGAGATCGACACAACCCCATTGAAGGAAGGTGATGCCAAGAGCCGGGCCGATGCGTATGCCATTCTTCGGCAGAATGGCATCATGTCTGCGAACGAGATTCGCGAGAAGGAAGGGTTGAACAACATCGGCGAAGAAGGAGACGTGCTGCTCGTTCAGTCGAACATGGCGACCGTCGAAAACATCATCAACGCGCCACCGCCCGGAACCACCGCTCCGGTCGAATCCGAGGACGAAACGGAAGACGAAACCGAGGACGAGGTGGAAACGGAAGACGTCAACATCGAAGCGCTGCGCATCATCCTCGGGATGCAGTTCGCACGCTACAAGCGCCGCATGGCCGCGCGCCGTACCGACCTGTCCAAGCATCTGACTCCGCAGCAAATGGAGTCGAATCTGGCAGAGGAATCGCACAAGCAGCTGTCGACCATGCTGGCAGAACTGTCTCCTTGTGCGCCGTTCGCGGTGCGTGTGCTTGGGCGTGGGTTGACGCTCGACGACTTGGAGAAGGGCGTTGCGTTGCTCAATGGTGGTATCGGTCCGATGCAAGCGTCGGTCGTTTTGTTGCCACGCAACATTCAGCTTGCGCTGGCCCCCTAGGCGTGGTACAGACTAAGCATGACCATCAAACGAGCCTTCATGCGTGCTCACGAGGTCTACGCGAAAGCTCGCGCAGACCTTGAGCGTCAGAACGGCGGAAAACCGTTCCAGATGTATGCCAAGAAGTCTCCGACTGTCGGTGAGTTGTTTGTGTACGAAATCATCGGCGAGGACTGGTGGACCGGCGACGGCGTCACCGCGGTGAAGGTCAAGAAGGCGCTCGAGGATCTCGCAGGCGTCAAGACGCTGAACGTGTTCATCAACTCGCCGGGCGGCGACGTTTTTGAGGCCAAAGCGATTCTGACACTGTTGCAGCGGTTCGACGCGGAGAAGATTGTCCACGTCGATGGCATTGCCGCGTCTGCGGCGACGTTCATTGCCATGGTGGGCAATCGCATCAAGACGGCGGCGCACGCGAACTGGATGATCCACGAAGCGTCGACCATTGCGTTCGGTCGCGCGGAGGACATGCGGGCCAAGGCTGACGTGCTCGACATCCAGAACCGAGACATGGCGGAGCTGTACGCCGGACGCACTAAGAAGACCATTGACGAGATGTTGACCATGATGGCGGCGGAGACGTGGATGTCCGCGTCGGACGCGCTGACCAACGGGTTCACGGACGAGGTTGTGACGCCTCCTGTCGAGGAGGAGCCTGCGCAAGCGGCAGTCAACACGTCTCCGTTGCTGGCGGCGATCGCCAGCACCGAGCGGTCGCTCCGCAGTATTCGGCAGGAGCGCCGCGTCGAGCAGTTCAACCGGGCCGGTCCCGGAAAGCTGACCGGCCAGCCGGTTGGCGGCAGCAAGTAGCACCTCACTCAAACAGAAGCAAAGGAACAGACATGCACCGCCACAAGCTGACTTCGATGTTGATCGCCGCGCTGGACGGCAAGATGTTCGCCGGTCCCACGCCCGCTCCTGCGCCGGGTGCGCAGAACAACCTTCAGGAGCGCGACTCGCTCGAGGAGCTCCAGGCCAAGATGGTCGATCTCCACGCGCACATGGAAGGTCTGCGCGCGACGGCGGACAAGGAGCACCGTCGGATCACCGACGACGAGGCCAAGCAGATCGAGGACCTGAGCGACCAGTTTGACGCGCTCGACGACGAGGTCAAGCTGCGCGAGCGCGTGCTGGCGCAGAAGGATCGGCTGTCGCAGCCGACGCCCCGCAAGGTGGCGCCGTCCGACCTGCCGACCGCGTCCGTCATCCCGGATCGCCAGCGCATCACTGGCGGAGACGTGGTGGGCGCTTCGAAGGGCAGCTGGGGCTTCCGCTCTGTCGGCGAGTTCGCCAAGGCGGTCGTGACCGCCGGCAAGGGCAACGGGCTCGACCCGCGCATCGTGGCCGCGGCGACCACCTACGGCAACGAGACCACG